GTATCGATCCCACACCGTTCTTTTAATGAGAAAGAAAATAACCATCCGACTTTCGGACCGACGAGGCTAGTCGCCAGTAAAGTAGATGTCAGACGATAAAACGTCCAGCCGTGGAAGTGGTTTGTAATGTTTGTGTCTATGTGAAGACTTGTCGCTTCTTCAAAGCAACTGAAATGCACCCGAATTATCGGGTTGTTACCTCCTGATGGTTTTGATCCGATCGACCTCGAAGTTATGAGCCTCGCGCTCTGCCGCTGAGCTAAGGAGGTTTGGTTTTTGCCCTAGTGCCTGAAGCACCGATGCGATGTGATGGAAAATACCGGAGATATGTTTCGATCATATGTCCTCGGAGTTATGAGCCCCGCGCGCTACCCCTGCGCCACCCCGGTAAAATGAGCGTGTTTCTTAGAATTGAAATGAAGCTGCTGCGTTTAACGTCCAGCTTGACAATACCGGCGGTAGGTTTCGATCCTACGACCTTCCGCTTATAAGGCGATAATCATTCGTAGATCGGACCGGTTCCTTTCGAAACGAGTAAAACAGGTAACAAACGACGTTTTTAGACGCTCTGCCGCTGAGCTACACCGGTAAAAAGATACAACCTTTGCAGATTTCTACAACCCACAAATCAAATTAAATTAAGCAGATAATCATCCCAAAGCGGACCATGTATATCATGATAACCAAAGTATCCCATGGAATATCATATTGATAACAAGTCAAAAATTTTGTGACGAAAATTGATTTGTGAAAATGTAGAACTCTGTAAACACTATATCACAATCAAGATACTCCTTTTGCGCAAAGGAGGTGAGAGGGGAGAACACCCCTTCACATACTATACAGAGAAAATCTCTTTAAGTTCTTTTCGCGAACCGACGCATATTTTACGCATTTTTCCTAAATAATCGGTTTCATTTATTTTATTCGATTATTCGATCAATTCCTCGATTTCCTTCACTGCGTGGCAAATCCGGAAACGATGATACCATCTTTTCGAAATAAGTGGCTGGACCTCGATTTGCACCAACTTAAAACTTGTGTCTAAAAGACCGATCGCCATTTGTTCTTCATCCCCTTTTAATGTTAGTGTGAAAACTGATTTCAGAATGAAATGAAGTAGAAGCATCACATGCTCGCTAGATATGTAAAAACGGTACACTTTACCTTGATTGATATTGTTAAATGACTTGATGATAAAATAGACAAGCTGATTGAACTGTGGTGCATCATTGATATCGATTTTTCCATCAGACAGGATCTTATTGAAACCGGATTCAAGTATGAAATTTAATTTGTCACGTATACCATCTTCGCAAACATACTTCTTAAGACTCTCTAACTGTAATCGATTCAACCGATCCTTGAATTCATCAAATACACGTTCGATTTGGTTAATCGCTAAAGATGGCTCTCGAAGAATATTATTGAGTTTTGTTCGTAGAAAAGGAATGATGAATATCAGGTTAAATGTGATATCTTTTGCGAAGTGAAAAAGAGATAGTTTGATTTTTTTAATTTCGGGATCATCGTCGTCATAATCAATTGCAGTATCTTTGTCTTCATCTTCAATAATAATTTTACTGTTTGTTAACGGTTTGTTACGATGAGTAGGTTTGGTCGTTTGTACTTGACCTTGCGTTGTACCAAGAGCTGGTGGTGGTGTCGGTGCATTCTCACGAATTGGTGATGATACTACTGGAACTATGGACCCGACTCCTTGGCCTTGGCTTTGTTGTTGATTTTTAGTCAAATCGTTTGCGACAATAGGTACAGAAACAGCTGATTTTTTAGAAGTGATAGATTGTGGGTTTTGACTATTACGAATGATTGCTTGATTCATAATATCCGTCATGGCAGAATGATTAATCGCCTTGATGAAGTTTACTGCGTTTGATTGTTCTGCATGAACAGGCGTATTTCCATTGGTCGTCGTATATGAACGCGCAGATGGTGGAGCAGGGGCAGGGGCCGGAGCAAGAGCAGAAGGAGACTTTAATATTGGAAGTGGAGGGACTTGAACTGGTATATGTACTGGTATTGTTGTTATGTCTGGTATATCAAATACATCACCACTTGCAAGTTGTGCTATGTTTCCGCTTGTTTGATTTCGTGTTACAATATCAGCTGTAACGTATGCAGTATTCATATTCCTATATATCTCTCAGTTTATTTTTACTTATTGAAAGATAGATGGATTTATTTCAAGTGGTCGCGCTGGTTGTTGTTCTTGGTCAGCTTCTACAACAGGTGCAGGCGCCATATTCGGCTCCATGAGTGTAAATACACGCTTCTTGTTTTTCACATTGCCAATCTTGAAAGTTCGTACATATTCTTCCAATGAAACATGATCTTCATCTTCACGATGAATATAATCTCTTAACTCTTGAGAAACTAGTTCCAATGGAACTTTCAATAGTGAATATTCGTTGTATTTCATTTCAATCAATCCAAATCGTGAAGGAACGTCCTGTGCAACTGCGAATGGATGAATAAAGAAGTAACTACTATCTTCTTCATCTCCGTACAACACCATCATATTTTTACCGTTTTCACTTAACAATGACTGCGTAATAAATACAATCGGTATTTTGAAATACAGTGCAAGTATCCATATATCTACATTTGTCAAGAAGTAATTTTCACTTTGAATAATTTGTGGTAATGTCGCGCGATCTTGGTTGATCAAGTCTGCATACTTTTTCATTCCATAACCATTCAATAGCATTGTAAGTTTCTTTCCAAGACCGGATTCTGAAAATTTTTCGTATTCACCTACCAATATATTCTTTATTTTTTGAACCGTCATTTCGGCGAGTTCGTCTACGTGCTGATGACGACAATTCTCGCACATAAAGTAATTACATTCACGGCATGCAAATTCCGTATGATCATGACCAATTGCTGTTCGACATTTTTGACATATTTCACTTTCTGGTTCAGCCGCGGCCTCTCCACCTGCTGCGCTTGGTTTGAATGAGAAGGGTCGCTGTTTTTGGCGGATACAACTATGGCCACTTGGACATTTTGACGCATTTTGTGCAATGATACGTAAAATCGTTAATATTACATCAAACGTACATTCGTTACTTTCGTTCGAAAAGAGTATTTCAAACGCATTTGAATTCGGGAAAAACAGTTGTCGCATTTTTTCTGTAACTTTACGTTTTGACACTTGACGGCAAAAATCCAATACATGATTGATTTCGTTGATTTGAAGTGATGTTCCGAGTGGAGCAGCCTCCATGGGCTCCGGAACTGCAATACGAGGTGGAGCAGATGGCCCCCCTTCCAATTCTAAATACCGGTCCACGTATTCTTTACGATACACTGGATCGTATGATTGAACCCCGCGACTACCAGCATTACTTGGAGCAACCGTATAAAAATTGGTCTGGGAAACATATGGATTTGCATCCGCGGGTTCCATATTTTCAAAGTACTCTTGTGTAATGAACGTTTCCAGTAGTATAATCTCGTTATCATGAAGATCGTATTTCCTATCTTGGAATGATAGATATTTTGTAGGCTCAAACATAAAGAGTTTTACACGTTCATATCGTATCATTTCATCCGCCAGTTTTCCGAAATATGCGATCTCATTATCAATATCAGGATACATCAAGTTTCTCTGTGGTAGAAGAAGTTTACATAACCCACCCGATTCTTTCAAACAGTAGCTTTTCTTTCCACATGTTTCATCGTCACTAGTAATACAACCGGATATTTCTCCAACCAACTTCAGTGTGTCTTTGCTATAGCGGATGAATGCTACGTATTTCGAGAGAATTCGCTTCATATGCGCGATGATTTGCGACAATTTATTATGATAAATCGTAAAGGTAGAACCAATTAATTTTTCAATGTCGTCCTTTACAGATTTATTTTCCGGACGGTTCAACACATTTCTTGCAGTATTACGAAAAACATTATAGAAATTAGTTTCTAAACGAATATTGCGGACATATTTTTCACGTGTTTTATCGATTGTACCTTCTGGTGTGGATGACACTTCTTTATCTGCGACAAGATGGTTGCTTTCTGTTATTGTCGGTATTCCGTCATCTTGGTTTAATTGTGGATCCTTATCTATATTCACCTGAATAAACTGGTTTGTTTCTGTAATGACTCCTACAATAAGACCTTCTTCTACGACCTTTACACTCGGTCTGCAATAGATATCCTTTTTCGTTGTTTTCTTTACATGACGCGCAACCATTTCTAAGAAGTCGACGGTTTCACGATAACTCATTTCCCAAAGGGTAGGATCATCCATCATAACCATCGGAGGCACATCCGATGACGGAAATAACGACGCTGCATTACTAATCGTAAATGGGGCAGATACGGCAGTAGGAATAAAACCCCCCCAACGTTTACGCACAATTACCTTTTTGACTAGACCTGTTGGGTCTAACTTTGTAGCATCGATGATTTGTGTAACTTTCAATCCAATTACTTTGCTGTTGAAATTCAAGACTTGTGCTGTAATTTGAAAGCCGGCATCTTTCAGTATTTTTGCAATTACTAATGCTGGCATGTTCATTTTATACTTGTATTCGCGTGGCTGACTGGCATGAAGTCGGCAGTATGAAAAATAAAGATCACGCACATTTTCGATGACATGCTTGATTTTAGGCATCAGTGTCTTACTCTTAACTGCAAACCGACCAAGAACACTGAATTTGCCATTTGATTTACTTTCAAAAAGGTAGATTGGTTCATAATATGTATCACGCTTCATGAGAATAATCGTTTTACGATTGGCGTCAAACACTTCACCAGAATATGAGTTTGTTGGACAAATGACCTGGACATTGTTTGTAATGTCATCATCGGGAATATGAATGAGAATAACGTTATTACCGTTCTTGAATAGTTTCTCGTTCGGTCGAGAGACAATATCCCACAGGTACGTATGATCAATAATCGACGTGTCGTCGTCAAGGTAGGCAATGAAGTTTTCATACGCATTACATACTCTCGTAAAAGATTCTGTGGGGAGTGTTCGAGAGATTGCAGACAATTCGTATTTACCAAGATCCAACACTTCTTTATTTGTATTGTAAAACACATCTACGAGAGTTCCATTCTGTAGAGTTACAAACAAGTCGATATCGAGAGATTGGATAATGATATTTCGCATCTCTCGGATTGTAGGAACAGCAGTGGGAGATAATGTGTGTATGCCAGATTCTGCTGCAGCGGCTCCGGCGGCTCCAGTTGCTGCGGCGGATGCTTGAGCTCTTGGAGTAGAAGCTGCACGTGGCGTCATTGCAACCGGTGTTTCATCGTCGGAATGATATCCGTCTTCATCGCGGCGCGCAGGTAAAACAGCTGCCGCACCAGCCCCACTGGCTGCGATTGGGCTTTCTGCAGGTGATGTAGCTAGGTTCGCTCTCTTCAACTGAGATGAATGTTTCTGAATACTTTCAACAATCGACTTTGAAATTCGTTCTTTGAGAGAAATACCGCCTTCCGCAACGAGTGCTTCCGAATCAATGGTGGAAGAAATAGACTCATGTATTTTCGACTTTACAGCAGCCTTTGGAATCACTGGATCAGCGTGTTCTGTTGGAATAATGGTTGTAGACGTCAATCCGATACTTTCTTTGTAGTAATATGCAATCGCTGAAACGAAGGATTGACGATCATTGGTCTCAACACCGCGACGTAACAAACAAGGAGTATCTTTCTTGATCGCAGTATTCTTAATGCTTACTTGACAATTTCGACTATCGCTAAACAGAAACTTTTGAACTTGAACAGGTAAATATCCCCAACGGTTATTTTCAAGAGGGAATTTATCCGAGCTTAAAATACGGTCATCTTTCATCTCATTTATTTTTGCTGGTTCCGAGTAGAACGATACGATGGGTCCTTGTTGTGCGCTAGCACTAGCGCTTAAAGGAACTGGCTGTGGTACAGCTACGCCACCTTGCGATTCAGATTCTTCTTCAATTGGAGCAAGCGATTTCGACGAAACAGATGTCTCCGTTCTAACAGCCTCGAACTGTTTTGTTTCGCATTCTTGACGTCTTGACGTTTGCGACGGTTTATCCCACTGAGCAAAGCAACATGGTACACATAAACCTTTCGGGTGCGCGTCCTTTTTCAAGAACCCTGGATAATGTTGCTTATAGTTGCCTTTTTCGTCAATGTGATACTTATCATCCGTAAATTCGAATATATTTGCACCCGGAGGGATTTTCTTCGCTTTTTGTGGAATAACGGCGCCATATTTACCTGATTTCACTTCTTCTTCCGTAAGACTGGTATTGTGTTTTAGACTCCAGTATCTCGGGCAGATGTAGTGATATTGTTTACTCGGATCAGACCCATACGTGATACTATGTGAATAGGAGTCAGGATGCTCACGATCAATACGCGCCTTTTCTTCGCTGGTCAAAATGACCGGTTGCCGACGTACATTCCACGGACAGCTTCGCGAATATGCATTGAATTTGCCGACATCTTCGTTCAAATGAATAATCGGATCGCGTTCCTGAATACGCTTTGAAAAAGGATTCGGGTTTGCCAATTCCATACCAGTTATATCGGATACGTCTTCTTCTACATCTGGATCTGCTGCGGATGCGGATGCGGCTACAGCAGCAGAAGCAGCACTCTTCTTTCTTGGTCCAGCAACTGCGACCCCTCCTGCACCTCCATCTTGTGCACTACCAGGAGCAATATCGTCTGCGCCGCCATCATCGTCGTCATCGTCACCTTGTAACAAATCAAACAAATCGACTTCTTCTTTGGGAGCTTCAGCTTCAAATCCAAATACAAGTGGGGCCGCGGCGGCGGCAGCAGTAGCAACAGGTTTTTTAACAACAGGAACAATTTCTGCCATCACTTCAATTGATTCTTCTTTATCAGAAGGGACTACATCACCAACAACCGCCATAGAACGGTCACTTCGATCAAATATATCTACTGCTTCTTGTGCACCTAGTTCACCATCTCTCGATTCATCCTGTGCTGCCTTTGCAGCTGCCGCCGATGCTGTTGCATGCTTCGGTTTTGACGCGATTGTAACGTTTGCTGTCGGTGATACCATCATCGCAGCAGAATTCGCACATAATTCGGTTATTTTTTGATAAGGCGTTTCCGTTGTTCCTGGATTTTGGTAAATACGAAGAATTGAATCCAAGTAAATATGAAGTGACGGTAAAAATAAAACATTATTGATATTGTTGATCTCAATGGTGATGATATTGTTGAACGCACCCTTCGTTATTTTGGTAAGAAATCCTGGATTGTTCTTGATTCGAATATTTCCACCACGGAATCGAGAGAATTGCTGAGTTTGTAATGAGGATAAGATTGATGACAACTTAGCGCGCGCATCTGCATCGGTCATCATATAATTATCACGCAAACCATCAAGAATATCACGATCACTCTGGCGTTTGTTCATCATCTCAATAATATACGCATCTTGGCTCGACATATCATTATAGTTACTTACACGCTTATACCGCAATATAATCCCCTTCTTCAAACTACCTTCAATCTCATTGAATGCACTAGAAATACATTTGATCATTTGTTTTATTTCGATATTTCTCGTAATCGCCATTTGTGCGAAATATTCAAGGTTGATCAGCTCAATTTGCGGATGGTGTAATTTTGTAAAAAGGGTCATTTGAAACCCACTTTGTTCGACATGTTCTTTGATTACACGCAATATCGGATTTACTGTTGCTTTGATGATATTTTCGATCTCGGTACTTGTAAATGAAAACTTCACGAATAATTTGACGTAAATTGATCCATCTGGATAAAATTCACAAAGAACGGGAATATGCAAGTGTGTTGCTTTATGATCAGGTATTTCTGGATTTGAGAATACGTAGTTAATATACATCGCAACACTCTTTTTACGCGCAGTTGTTTTCAACAAACGAAAAATATCACTCTTCGGTAAGTAAGGAATTTTGCGTCCACTACGACTTACACCGGAGATATACAGCTTGTAAATATTGTCACGCTTCTTGCCAGGATTGTATTTGATGTATGGGATATATTCGGAACAATGGATCATCTTGAATACCGCGTCGAGAGATTGATTGTAAGGTGTCTCTGGATGAATCATGAACTCCACGCCACGAATACCATCGTCGATGTACGTTTGATCCGATGTCCGTCTCTCGTAAATATCGTATAATAAATTGATATTCGCTGTCTGGCGCATAAATCTCTCGTTCAATATCTTTTTATCCGCATCAAATAGCTTCAACTTATGAAGAAGAAGTGTATTATGAGAATGGATCGTCGAGAGATCTACTTCACCTGATGCTTCTGCAGATCCCATTTCGATCGCTGAACGTGGTGTATCATCACGGTATGCCGAGAGATATGGAAAATAGACCTGCACAATATATGCCTCATGAATTGGTTTCAAACCGGATTGTTGTTGTGCCGGCGCCGATGGTTCCGAAAGCGGTAAATCTCTTGCATAGATTAGCGCATCTTCTGCTGAAACCAAATAGATCGTATTGTGAAGAAACACTCCATAATCCACAAGCACTACCTTATTGGTCGTATTCACAATTTCGCTAGCATGAATTTCTAAAAAGGGATCCGCGTTCATAGCGTCAAACGGGTTAATCGCATATGGGTAATCGTACGTTGATGCAATATTAAGCTCTTGACCTAGCACCACATTTATAATACGAGGTTTCTCTTCTAATTTTAAGTTGGCAAGGTTCGTATAGGTGTAGTTTCCATTCGTGCCTCCTGTGGGCGGACCTAGTTTTGCATATTCTGATTCTGGAGAAGCACCTCCTGAAACGGTTGGCTGATTATCAATATTCAGTAAGAAATTTTGAACACGGATGGGTGTCATTTCTAGTTTTCCATTTGATGTGATATGATCATGCGCGTTTTGTGTTGTGATTGTTTTTATCTGCTTACAGAAGAAATACAACTCTGCGTACGAGAGACCCACTTTGTCTCGGGTTAGGTAGAGAAACTTCTTCTTGATGGTCTCAATAGAGTCATCTGGATAGATTCTCTCGGGAAGAAATACGACCTTCATCTCATTCTGTCTGATCATGTAAAGTTCATAATCACTAAATATCGTTTTGAAGAATGGGTTTTCTTGCTCCTGGACAAAGATGTCATTGATATCTACAACGGGTCCTTCGTCTGTTGTGAACTCCACGTTTCCGTAAAAAACATAGAGTACATTGTATTCCGGAGATAGTGTTGACGCCTTTGCAGCAGCACCACCCCCTGTACCCAGTTCTGCTGGTTGCTCCGCGACCACATCATCCGGAGAACGAATATGACATATTTTATAAATAGGAATCTCCGACGCCGGTTTTTCCATGATTGATATGATACTATTATATCAATAGAAGATTAATATATGTAGCGTTGTTGTTGTCTCGTATAGTAAATATATAATAAAGTGATTTCATTCTATATTTTAACCGAATCGTAGAATCGTAATATGACTACGCCACCTTCACGCACTGAATTCAAAATAATTGTTGCACTTTGTCGTGGTGGTGGAATTGGATATGAAGGTAAACTACCATGGCCTAAAATCGACAGGGACCTTCGTTTTTTTTCTGAAATGACGAGATCCAAACTGTTTCCTTATAACAGTGCGGTAGTGATGGGTCGTAAAACCTGGGAAAGTATACCGGCGAGTGCATGTCCGCTTCCTTTTCGTGATAATTTTGTGGTTTCAGCACTACATGATGCGGAGTCAGTATCATCGCCATCGCCCTCGCCCAGTAATGGCGTCACATTTATCAAACGTCTCTCTGATATTTATAACTATGCGTCAAATTATGATGTAGTTTGGATTATTGGTGGTGCATCGATTTATGAACAAGTTCTGACTCCATCACCGCCATCCGAAGTCGGATTTTCAATTGATGATATTTATGTGACGTTTGTAGATGAAACCTATGAGCATGATACCGCATTTCCCCTCATGTTTCAATATGAGTCAGTGGAAGAATGGCAAAATCTTCGAAACAATCATATCCAACGGGCGATCTGGTGTTGGACAGATGCAGATTCAATACCGAATTACGTGTCATTTTTTAGTGAAGGAATGCGAAGTAACAGTGTTTATCGTGTGTCGGATGTCGATCGGGATTTCGTGGCAAGTATTACTCGACCTGCGGACGTAAAAGCGATACAAGAACGCCGATCGCCGAATACTCTATTTTTGCATTTGCGTAGATTATTCGAAGTTTAGGCGTTTTTCTACCCTCGCCCCCTCCCCCAAATACCGGTGGTGTGCGGCCGAACATACTAGTTATCGAAATGCGGGTTGTCATTGATTGTCATTCCACAATACTCTTTCGGCTTTAGCTTATAGTCTTCCGGATTATACAGTTTGATCTTTTGTGCCTCGTCGATGAGGAATCGGAAATTCTCCCAGAATTCGTCTTTGTGACCGACACTTTCCGTCATAATGTGACTCAACTCATGCAGCGCAACAAATGTAAGCGTATTTTCGTCGATGAGCTTATTTCCTTTCTTTGTCGTGTTGACACAAAAAGCGAGCTTCTCACCCTTGTTCTCACTATATGCAGTGTATTCGCTGGTTGGGAGCGTTTCACTTACTTTTTCGGGGCGGAAATTTTTGACTAAACGTTTTACGTTATCGCGGTCGGGAAATGTATCGCCCATATGTTTCACTACCTTTTTCATTTTTTGGGTAACGGTTGCCAAGAGATCGGCGGCGAGTTCTAATTTAGCGCGTTCACGGACGCAATACTTGTTTCCATCGACTTTAGAAACAATACATTTTAACTGAAATGCGTCGGATTCTTGGTAGATCTTTAGGCAAATGACAATAATGAAAATAATAATAATATATCCGAAAACACTTGTTTTGAACATTTTTATTTTGTTGGGTATTTATATAAAGCGAGAAATTAGTTAGGATGGATAGTACATCAGACAATTCGTCATCGTTAGACGAATCGTGAGAGTTAACCTGTATGTCAGCATCAGTCCAACCGCCAACGTTAGAAGACATTAAAACATTAGCAGTAAAAGTCGTAGAAAGTATTAATTCTTTGACAGAGGATAATACTAATGATGAACTTCTTGTCAGTTTGAAAGGTACACTTACAGAATTGGAAAACTCAATACCTAAGCCTCAAGGTGGTCGCCGTCGTTCCGCCAAGAAGCGCGGTACTCAGC